TATTATTCCAAGCGGAGATAAAACTATAACAACTACTGATAATACTACTGAAGCTGGTTTACTTACATTTGATTCTGATGCTCTGTCTTTGCCGTTGTCAGCAGCAACACCAGCTCTTCCACCACCACCAGTACCACCAACCGTACCACCACCAACCGTACCACCAATAGATCCGAATCCTGATCCAACTCTACCACCACCAACTCTACCACCACCAACAGTACCGCCATCGGGTGGTACTGGTGGTGGCATCGGTGACATTGGTGGCGGAGGTGTTATCGGATTTTAATTCAGTATTAATAAATAAAATATATTAAAAATTAAATGAATACTTTTAATATATGCAAACAGAAACAGAGATGCTAGTCAATAAATATGATATTGTAGAAGGATTCATTCCTTTAAAAGACACAGTTGTTTATACCATTGAACTCAAGAAACTTAATATAAAAGCTGCTTATGAAATTAATCTTTTAGAGGGAGTAACTTATGTTTTTAATAAAGAAAGCCCAGCTGAGAGTTACTTAACAAAGAAAAAACTGCTCGGTTTTAAAGCAGTATTAGGTAACTGTTTTATCCAACGATTAAATGAAGATGCATCAGGAAATACTGAGGGTGTTGAACCTCGATGTATAATGGCTTTTAATCCTTTTCCAGAGAAGACGTTTATTAGCGGATTAGCAGAGATACCACTACTCCAAGATGCCGTAGATGCAACATTACAATTAAGTAGTCCTCAGGATACCAAACTTCTCAGGAAAAAACACGAAAATCAAAAGCTTATGAAGGCATCTCAATAGTGCTCTTTTTATGTCTACAATCAAGTAGCCATAAGAACTCTTTCACATCTGTATATTCCTTTTTCCGTTTATAATTCGCGATTCCTTGTAATTTATGATATGTTTTGTGCTCCACGGGAATCTTCATTAATTTTCCGTATCTCTCCAGAATTGCTTCTAACTCAGGTAAAGGTATGATTCCTCCGTTGTTATAGGATAGTAAAATGAACTTTGATTTGGTATGTTTTATTAAATCTTCAAATGCACTTTTGGCATTGGTAAAACTATTATAAGGCGATTTAAACCATGTTTTCGGTTGCCCTCTATTTGAATTGGGAATATCTATGTCTAAATTCCAATCATTAATTATATCTAACATGAAGAAGTATATAGAATATGGATGTTTGTTATAAGGTGGGTCATAGTATACTAAATCTACTTCTGGAATATCTTTAATCCATTGATTCGTATCCATTCTTGAAACATTGACATTGCAAGGACTCGGAGAGAAAATAGGCAGAGGTAATTTTATTGGCGTTGTTATTCTTTTAATATCGACCTCTTTTTTTCCACCAAATTTACCTACTCCTTGTTCATCTTTATAAAATGCTGAAAACTGTCCATTTGTATTATTATGTATTGATGCTTCCACTAAAAGAGGTGCAAGTATGAATGGTTTGTCATTCTCTGATAATGAATTTATAAATGACCGATATCTATCTATTAATTTGCCATTTTTCTCTGTATAATATACTCTTTGATCTTTGGTGATGTTGCCGGAAGGTGCCCAATGCAACTGAATCCATTTATCATATTTAATTGTGTCTTCACTATAAGCAAACTTATTCGCCTTTGCTATTAATTTTTCAATTCTCTTTTGCTGTTTAGTCGTTGGGGTAGAGAGATAACACTTATTTAATGTCTGAGAATATCCAGCGATATCATTGACGTGGAGAGAAACACCTTTAATTTTAAATAATCGTGCAATTATTCCTGAACCAGAAAAGCCATCTGCTAAAACTAAATCTTTGCCATTTAATTCTTGTTTAACATCATCAACAATTTTACTAATAATTGTAACGAATTTTCTTTTATTACCCATATAGGTTATGATTTGTTTTTTAAGAAATTTTTCATTCATTAAAATATTAAAGAATAAAAAATATTATTATTGAACACAAATATCGATTTTTTCTCGATAAATGACTTTATTTACAAATAGTAAATTTTGGTAAAGTAATACATCCGCAATCACAAGTATTAGCGTGCAAAGGGCATTTTGAGAGTGTGATAAATCCCTTTTTAGCATCATAGTGTATATCGTGTTTTTTAAGATACACATCTGGGAGATACTCATGTTTCTTATTATTAATGTCGGTTGTATTGATAACGCCATGGTCCATATAGTATTTGCGTCTGGCTTTTGTTTTGGTAGATCGTGGTGCTCTTTCCGTTGGTTCAATAATATAACTGATTGAACTGATTTTGAGCATGGGTTGCTCTATGCCATGCATAGTGGATAAATGAGTAGCCAAATGTGCTTTCTGCGCAAATCCACGATTGCAATGGTCACATTGATAAGGTCTATCTTTTTCTTCAACATGTTTTGCGTTTATGTGATTAACAAGTTGAATTCGTGTATTTGTTGTCTCATAATCACAATGAGGGCAACAATGTCTAACTTTTTTTGTGCGTCGGTTTGTTCTGTAGTACTTAGTGCTTGCATTTACCATAAGAGTTGTTATATATAGTAGTAATAACCATCCAATTTATAAATTCAATTTTTTTGTGACGACATATCTATATGAACGTAAAGATTATTACCAACGCTACATTATAGTGAAGAAAAATCATAAAGTCGAATTCTGTTCGAAGTCAGAAATGGATTATTTAAAAATAATTAATAAAAAAATTGAAATCTTTTTTCTGGTTAATAGTATAGGTATTCAAACTCCCATCTTCTGAACTCCGATTCAAACTACATACATAATGTCAAACTCTTCTACTACTACTTCTCGTGTTACTAAGCAGTTCACTGTTGCTGAAATTGCTGAAATGTCCGGTGATGCTTCAAAAGGCGTCAGCTTGTGCATCCCTCGTGTATTCGCCAATATCTCTTGGTATCGCATCAAGCAGGTCTTCATTGCTCTTAACTGGGGCTTTGTCGAGCGCGTCGATGTGATTCCAAGCGGTGGGACCAAACGTGCTTTTGTGCATTTTGCTCCTGGCAAGTTCACCCAGACCAAGGTGCTTGAGGCACTTTGTGAGGGCAAGCAGGTCAAGATTGTCTATGATGAACCTTGGTTCTGGCAGATTTCCCTCTCTCGCTCTGCAAAACCGGCTGAGGCCCCGGAACGCAAGCAGAAACCTAAGGTTGAAATTGCTACAACAGTGTTGGGCTCAGGTAACCAGAAGCGTCATCGTTCCGGTCGCAAACTGACTCTTGACCTAAGCGAAGTCACACCTGTTTCCCCTGGTAATGACCCAATTGCCGCTCGACAGCAAGAGCACAGGAGATCTATCGTCAAGACCACCGAAGAGGGTGAAATTGCCGAATAGATATTCAAATTAAAAAATTAAACATACTGTGAGACAACACAGTCGAAAAAACACCCAACATTGTAGCTCAATTGGTAGAGCGTCGGACTCATGACCCGGAGGTAGCTGGATCGAAGCCAGTCAATGTTAAATGGTCCTTAGCAAGATATGAAAACTGCTACGTCCTGAATAAGACGAAAACTTTAGTCCTGAACAACGACTTACAAACTGTTTTTTTCTGTTACTTTATTATATGGATTTGAAAACGGGCGATTTATTACTTTTTAATGATCATAGTGGAGGTTTATTTGGAGGTTTTACTTCACTTATTAAATGGGGTACACATAGTAATTATTCTCATATTGCAATGGTATTGAAAGACCCTTCTTTTATTCATCCATGTTTAAAAGGTACTTTTGTATGGGAATCTAGTTGGGAAGACAAACCTGACCCACAAGATGGTAAAGTTAAATTGGGTGTTCAGATAACACCGTTAAAAGAAATCATCGATGCTTATGGAGGAAAAGGTATATTTGTGCGCAAAGTTGAATGTGATAATTCTTTATTCTCTCCAGAAAAGCTAGCAGAAGTGCATAAAGTTGTATATAATAAACCATATGACATAGTTCCTACAGATTGGGTAGGGGCTTTATTTAGAAAAGATGCCAAACCGCAAAAAACTGACCGATTCTGGTGTAGTGCTTTGGTTGGCTACATTTATACAAAATGTGGTTTGTTGGACATGAATACAGATTGGAGTATCTTACGCCCTAGTGATTTTTCATTAGCAGGAGAATGTCTTTCTTTTACTGATAATGTTAAATTAGATAATTCAGAGTCGAAATTAACGATTTAAAATTAATATCAAATTATGATATATGGTATTAATTTATAAAGATGCACAGGTTATAATAACAAAAAAGAGCAAAAAAGAGTTTATGATTCATATTAAAGATTGGGATGGGAAATACAAGAAGTTTTGGGTTAACTTTCCCCTCTCATTATTGAAACTTACGAAGAAAGAAACAGAGAATAACGTGAAGGAATATACTGTGAGAGCAGATAAAATGGAAATGCTAGATGATTTTGTAAAGAGACATGAACACATGTCTTATAACGATTGTTTGGCATTACTATATGATATCGGAAATCAAATACAATCTTTAGAAATGTTTAATGTTGGCATACCCTTTTTAAAGTTGAGTGATATTCTGGTGGTAGATTCGAAACATTTTTTTATTATCAATACTACAAGAATTTTACCCATATCCAACAAAACCATAACAATTAATACTCCATATAAAAGGACGGCATTTTTCTCTCCAGAAATGCAGAATCTTACTGGTATTCCCTCTACTGTTAATTGGAAATCAGCTTACTATAGTTTAGCTAGTTTGGTGGTTTATTGTTTAACTCATGAACATATTTTGGGTAGTAAGATATCTCCTGGAGAGATTTTAGATAAATTATATGCAACAAAATTGTACTGGGCACTACTTCGATGTCTGAAATCTAAGCCTCGGGATAGATATTATTTGATTATTTAATTTCTGCGAGTAGTGTATAGATGTCATTAGCCACATTAGCAAGAAAAACAAGAACAAAAAAGCGAATGAATACTCGAGGCAAATTTATTTTAAATATGACCGGTCGTGGTAATGTTTTGGGTATGAATGCCAAAATGAGCAGAGGTAACTGTGGAGGAAAATTAACAAATTGTGCCGGTAAAAGAGCCGCATGTTGTGTTGGTGT